ACACAATAGGGGTTCACCCTATGCTGTATCATGGCTGGTTCCACGCACATACTTAATGCCGCACACAGCCAGCTGTGTGAAGCATTATAGCGAGTAGAATAATCCATGTAGTTTATGCCCGACGATATTTATAGCGTACTCTGCCTATCACCTCAAGTTGCTGGGCGCGGCCTACAACGCACAGTTCGCATTGCACCTGGCCCAACCCCGCTCCAGTGAGAGGCTTCATGATGCACCATCACGATATCCCCGTCTCCTGGCCCATGCACTTGCACGCCTCCATCACTAAATATCACGCCCAAACGGAAGTCCCCTAACTGGCGCAGCCCGGCACACAGCTGGTCTACCGTGAAGTCCGACATTCCCGCCGCCTCACCGTGCTGCTCCACAAACTCCTGTTGTTCCGGGGTCAACGCGTGCTGCACGGCTGTTAACACCTGATCGAGCAGTGGCCCCGGCTCGTTGGCCAGTGAGCTCCGTGCTACGAGGGACTGATGCAGCGCGCGTGCGCCACACAGCAGCCCCTCTCCAGAAGTTGGCTCAGGCCCCCATCCACGTAACGCTATATCAAGCACCGCTTCGCGCACGTCATCCTGCACGGGGTCCACCAGAATTGGTTGCTCACTAGGGGCCCTGAAATGCGCAGGCGTAGGGATTGGCCCTTTTGCTCGTTTCAGTATCGTAGAAGCCACTGGTCCGCGCCTACCCAATAAGCCTTGCACCCAGTCATCGCCATCTGCCTCTTGTTCCTCCAAGTGCTTGAGGGTAGTTTCCAGGCCCCCCGAAGACTCGATCTGATCACCGACCTCTTCCGGTCGCGGATCATAGTAGCACCCACTATTGTCCTCCGTGGCGAGTAAGACCGGTGCCCCTATACCTGCGATCACTAGTTGCACCCTACTTTGGCTGTAATTGCGTGTTTCGTGATGCAGCCGCGCCGACCCTCTAATCATTTTTCGCATCGCAGCGGGAGAGGCCGTTAGATTTTCGCCCAAATTATCCAGAAGCTCACTCACTACCTGCCACAGCACGGCCTCTTCTGCCCGAGACCGGCCCAACGACGCGTCATCAGTAGTTCGCGTGTCATTCAAAGCCCCCAGTTGCAACGGCTGAGATACCATGCTAGCAGCAGAACCTTCAGGTATCACGCCGGCAACAAGTGCGTGTGCTACTCCCGTGTGGCCCCAGACCGTTTTGAAATTAACGTGCAGGTAAGTCTCGTGCGAGAGATAGTTAGGTCTAAGCACCTCCCAACTTTCGCCAAGTTTTAACGCGGCCTCTTTCTGCAGGAGTTCGCCATTGCGCATGACATAGTCTTCAGCCCCGGGCAGATCCTTCGCGCCGACACTGTGCACAGCAGCTCGAGCTATCCCGGCAGCTGACTGTAAGTAAGCTCGCGATATGAATTTGCTCAGCGCTACCACCTCCTGGCCTGCAAGCTCCCTCACTCTAACTAGGCCCGGACTGACCTCAACCCGGGCGTGAGAGTCCTCATGCACCGCGGGCAGCGCACAGTCCAAGGCAACTCTGCTACCGGGCTCTTCCACACCGTACATCAATAGCGCAGTACTCAGTGCGGCGCCTGATTCTCCCATTGCTCCCATCTTCATTGAGAAGGCTACTATAGCACGCGCTGTGGCATTCGCGTCATGCAACTGAACTCGCTGCGCTTGCGGTAAAGTGCCACCATAGAGCACCAGCGGCGTTGTTGGCCATTGGTAGCGTTTCACCCGTTGACTTAGACCTGCCAGCGAGCTACGGTCAGTCGCAGCCATCAACAGTGCCTTAAGTACCTGGCTACAGCTGTTTACATGCAGCCGAACACCTGACAGAGCTTTTGCCACCTCACATTCATCGGCCGCGTTGGTGCAACGTTGGAGACCATTGCGCACGGATTGCGGGTCTATCTTTACTGACACATCCGCCCGGGCCGCGACGTCCAAGTGAATCAGCCACATCAAAGTCAATAGCATCCGCAGATCCTTCCCGGCTAACGTTGTTTGCACGTGGTGATGCTCGCCACCAACCCCGGGCGCAACATTGGTGCTGCGCTGGAGAGCGTATTCTCTCAAACCACGCCTCGCCTCTGGGCCCGTGTAGTTCAGCAGAGCTGCCTGCGCTCCCCGGGCAACAATCATGCAATCAACTCGGGCCGTTGGAGCAGGGTACACTACCTGAGCTGTCCGAAGGTTAGGCGAAGACAGATCTGCCCCTAGCCTCTCCAGACTGTACTGAAAGGACACGGAATCAACATCCTGCGGGCTCAGTAACTGCAGCAGGGCCCAGTCCCCAGCTGACAGCAAGTCCTGAGCGGCCGGTGTAGTCCCAGGTGCCCCCACGAAGAACGAAGTGTCCTCAACGCCATGCACACCTCCGCCTCCACCACGATGGAAAGCGTCCGGCTGACCAAACCCCGGCGATACCTCGAGCATCGCCGCCAAAAAATCATCCGGACGTGACAGATCCATTTCAACTGTGTGGTCGTCGTTAGAAACTAAGACCACAGAGGCAAAACAAATTAATCACACGCACGATGACCACTACTAGTGAACACTTTATTTGAAAGCGGAGCGGAAAAAGAACACACCGTTGCTAGAAGCTAAGGTGTGACTGAAGCGTTAGGCAAATCAAATAATAAAGCGGTTGACTAGGATTGGAGTATTTGTCGCAATGGCCGAGACGGATATTCAAAAAGCTACAATTGTCAAAGACGCATGTAACTATAAAACCCTCTCGAACCCATGTCCGCTCGCAGCCAGCTGCGAGAAGGCATGGACATTACCATTGCCAAAAAAGAAGCCCCAAAGAAGAAAGCCGACCGAGCGGACGTGCCTTTCCCCCTTTTCTTCTTTTTTGC